CTTTTAATTCTAATGTGTAGCCACTTAAATCGCCCATTACAGTTCCACTGACTATAGTGCCTCCTGTAACATCCATTCCGTGTTCTAAACCACAGTAGAAGAAGTTTCCATTGTTATCTTCTACAATTACTTGTGGTCTACCATAAGCAAGTAGTTTAATTTGTTTGTGTGTAACTACATCTAAACTTTTCAATTGAAGTTTTAAACTTTGGTCAAAAAATGTAGTTCCGTTTTCACGTGAAGAAGTTATAGTTTGGTCAAAACTATTCGTTCCTTTTAATTCGTATTTGTATGCAGTAGGTGTACCTGTAACAGTATCAATTACATCTGTATTTGTACCATTGTATGTGTATCCTGTTGCATCACCCCAATTCACAAAATAAACGGCTTTTAAACCGCCTACTGCTGATTTACAGGGTTCTAATCTTCCAAGTGTTAAATCACAAGCCATTTTTTATATTTTTTTAAGATTAATAAAAAAAAAGGTGGTGTTTATTCCACCACCCTTTTCTTGTTTATTTGTTATGATTATGCAGCAGGAGTGTAAAGTACGATTTCACTTCCAATTCCGTAGTTAACGGTAGCAGTAAAACGCATTACAACTCTTACATTTTGTGAGCCATCTAATGGTGACATATCAATTAATTGAACTTCGTTTTGGTCTGATAACAAACCTGTTCCGAAGAATAAGTTAGATTTTTGTGCAGCCATAACGTAATCATCAGCCATTCCATTAGCAACGAAGATTTTTACACCATCAAAAGACAAACTTCCGTTGTTCCACCATTGTGTACCCATATTGTTAGTACCATTAGCACCTAAACCTGAAGCACCAAAACCGCCTAACGCTCTAACGTAAGCACGAGCAGCTGATTGCGAAAGGTATAAGTACAAATCTTCTTTTCCGTATAATGCAGCAGGAATAGCGTCTACAACTTTTCCAAGTTCAGCAATTACGTTAGCAGCAGTAATACCACCGGAAGCAGGAGAAGCAACATCGATAACAGAAGAATCAGCAGTAGCCAATGTTACAAGACCTGCAAACTCACCTGCATTAGCAGTAACACCTTTCCAAATGTTTTGTTCTGTTTTTTCAGCAACTTTAGCAGCTACGTGTGAAATCAAATAATCAGCAAATGAAGGTGGCAAAGTATCAAAGGCAGAATAACCCATTGTGATAGCTTCCCAAGTTTGGTGGAAATCTTTTTTACACAATTGCAAGTTCACTTGGAATTCTTCAGGTTGCAAAATTCTTTCAGTCAATGTAACTGTAGAAGTAGCATCAAAATCACAAGTAGCATCTTTAACGATACCATCTGTAGCAATTCTTTGAATTACTTGTTTGTATTTTACGTTAGGCATAACTTCGATTCCACCATTTGCGATAGTAGAGCCTGAAAGTAATGCAGCAGAAATATATTTTCCTGCAAATTCGCCTGCATAGGTCGAAGTAATAGAAGTAGTAGTAGCCATTTTTTATTTTTAGTTAAAAAGTTTAGACATTACAATATCTTGTGTAGACATTGCTCGATTAGGTGATATTTTATTTAATTTAACAGAAGATACAACTTCAGGTGAGTGTGTTAAAGGTTGTACATCAACTTCAGCACTTAATTGTACTTCTTCTTTTACTGATTTTAATTCAGCAATTTCAGCACGTAGTTTTTCAATTTCAGAAAAGAACATTTCTTTAGTGATTGATTCAACTACACGTTTAGGAGTGGCAGGTGCAGCACTCATTTCTTCTTCATTAGTAGTTTCTACTTCTTCAGTTTCAGGTGCAACAACTTCTTCTTCTTCAGGCATTTCAATAGAAGCAATAACACCTTCTACTTCAACTTTTAATTCACTACCATCTTCAAGTTTGTATTCTCCTACAGGCAAAGCAATTCTATCTTCACCATTTACAATAAAAACGGTTGCTTCAGGTTCAAACACTTCTGCTTCAATTACTGTAACACCATCTTCAAGTTTCATTTGGGCGAGTTTTACCTCCATTCCCAATAACGTTTTGATTTCGTTTAAAACATTCATAGTACATTTTTTATTTATTAATAATTGTTGTTTTTATTTGTTATAAATTAGTTTGGTGCAGGTTCGTTACCTTGACCTACTAAACTACCTATACCTTGCGCTCTTAATTCACCTGTGCAGCATTTAGAATCGTATGTACCATTCTTACACAAGCACCCACGTTTACCGCCTTTTGGTGATGTTACTTTTAGTTTTTTATTCATTTCTAATTTGTTTTAGTTTTCGTTGCGCCCATTCTATACCTGCATCACCACCCCAAGCTAACCACATTAACCTACCGCAACCATCACCTAATTCTTTATTTGAATTTTGTCTTTGTCTTTCAAATGAAGCCATACGTGCTATAGTATCTTCACTAATGTTTTCACGATTAGCTAATTGGTTTGCCCTTGCTTTACCTACAGCAGTTCCACAAGAACCCCAACCGTTTTCTTCTGCCCAACGCAAAGCTATTTTAGCGTTTTCTGTAGCTTTTTTTGGGTAGTCGTTATATGTTTCTAATTGGACTTTTTTTTTTCGTTTGATAAAATCAATTCTTTAATTTTTTCAATCAATTCAAGTTCTTTATTTTGAGCTGATAGTTTTTGTTCATCACTAAAATAACCTTCAACACTTATACCTAAATAAGTTCCATTTTTAATTTCTGCCCAAACTTTGTCGTTATCAATACTCATAATAACCGCCCAAGAACCTTCTGTAGCGTTTAAATCATACAAAGCAGTTTTATCCATTTTAGGATTTTCAACTGTCCAAGATTCAACAACTGAAACACCTTCAACTTCTGTTTTATGTTCTAAAGTAGCGTTGTTATTATTTAACTTTTTTAAGTATAATCTTGCTGCCTTATTTACTGTATCTTTTGAAAAAGTAATGTTATATTCATAATCACCATTTCTTCTATAAATAAGTTTATCAGGAACTAAAGCCAAACCTATAATGATTCGTTTTTCATCATCAATAGATTTAAATTCTATTCTATGATTATTTAAAGCTACCCACGTTTCTTCAGTAGCAGGAAACTTTACTAAACTTAATGCTTCAATGCCGTCTTTATCGGTATTTTCATCAATGAATAATTCTATAGTATCTAATTTAGCCATCGTTTTTTATTTTAAAATTAATTTATACTGATTTTGTTTTATTTATCCTAATGTAGCTGAACGGATTATATTTCTATCTAAACTTTGTGCAGTAGTTACATTATTTGCTACTACATACGCTTGTACAGGTGCTTGTTGTCTATTGCTAATTGCACCTGCTAATTGATTTACTCCCGTAGCACCTACTACGTTAAATTGCGGAGCATTACCACTACTTGCTGTCCCGCTTGGTGCATTACCACCACCTGCTCCACCACCACCTAAAGCGCTTAATGCTTTTGTTGTTGCTAAAACAGAAGAAGCAATACCTATACCTGCACTAACTTTATTTAAAGCTATTTCAGTTGCTGCTAAAGCCTGACCACCGGGAACTAAAGCATATTTTAAATTAGCTGCAGCATTTGCGGCATTTGTATTAATTAAAATTTTCGCTATACCTATTGCGTTTTCTGCTATAATAGCTGCTTTTTGAATACCTTTATTTTTTTCAAATAAATTTTTAATTAAACCTATTCCACCTTCAGCAACCGAAAATGAAGCATCTTGAATAGCTTTTTTTGCATCAGCTTCTGCTTTTGCATTTGCTATTTTTTTCTTTGAATTTTCTTCTTCTGCATCATAAGTTATTTTTTGATATTTTAAGTTGACATCATTTAGTTCATTTAATTTAGCAGTTTCTAATGCAACAGTTGAAATACCTGCTTCTTTAGCTTTTTGTATTTGCGTATCGTATTTTTGATTTATTAATTCTAAATCTTTTTCTTGGTCTGTCATTAAAGCCAAGCGATTTCTTTCACGTGCATCTGATTCTGCTTTTAATAAAGCATCATATCTTGATTCCGCATCTTTTCCTAAATCACTTGCTCTTTTTTGTCTTTCATCGTAAGCCTTTTTTTCAGCTTCTTCTTGTATTTTTAATTGTTCTATTCTTGCATCGGCTGCTGCTTTTGCATCTGCTGATTCTTGGCGCAATAACATTTTACGTTGTCTATTCAACTTAATGCCTGTCATTGCGTTTTCAGTTTCTGCTTCGTTTAAAGCTATTGTAGCTTCACGAATTTCACCTTTCATTTTCTTTTCCGCTTCGCCACCTAATGCTTTTGCTTTTTCTTTTAATATACGCAAATCTTCTGCTGCAATTCTTACTTTTTCCTTACTTGAAGCTGATTCTGCTTTTGTTACTTCTTCTAATGCCTTCTTTTTGTCTTTTATTGAAGCAGTTTCATCAGTTAAAATTTCACGTGATTGTACAAGTAATTTATTTGTTTCAGATTGTGTTACTGCAAAAACCTTTCGTGCTTTATCATTAATTTGTTGTTGTTTTTCTAAAGCAGCAGCTATTTTAAAAGTAGTTCCATCAACTGCGTTGCCTAATTGTGTAAAAGAATTAGTAGCTTCTTTATTTGCTTTTTTAATAGCTTCACCTGCACCTTTAAAATCTAATGTTTGGAATTTATAAAAAGCCACAACAACTTGACCAAAAGCACGTGCTAAACCAAAAATAGCATCTTTAACTTGCGTACCTACTGCTTCAATTCCTGCCCAAACTTGTTTTATAGCTTTACCACCTTCTACACTACTTTGGAAAGCCTCATATAAGAATTTTAACGCTGCTACAATACCTGTTACAACTAAAACAACAGGGTTAGCCATTAACGCTTTAAAACTTGTGCTTAATGAATTTACACCACCTTCTGCACCTTTTAAACTCGGCACCATTCCTGTTATTACATTCTTAATATCAGAAAATACTTTACCGAATCCTGAAGCCTCTTTGGATTTATTGTTTAGTTTATCAGTTTCAACTTGCGTTTCTTTTAAAGCAGAATTAACCGATTTTAAATCTGTTTCGGTAGTTTTTAGGTTACTTTTGACCTCTATATTTACTTGGTACTTTTCTGCCATTTTATTTCTCGTTTAAGTTGTGTATATCCTTTTTTAAATGTTGTAGGTAGTTCGTATTTACCTTTAGCAATTTCTATTAATTCGCTTTGTCCGTAATGCTCTGTGCATTGTAACAGTTCTAATATTTGTTTAAGCATATTGATAAATTGGTATATAAATAAATTCACTTGTTCCGTTCTTAAAACCTTCTAAAATTATATTATCAGTTCTATCTACTGCTGATGTGTTTGCAGGTATAGTAACTTCAAGTGTAATATCAGTATCATTATCAGTTGTTAATGGATAACTTAAAAATCCTGCTGCAAGTTTTACATCAAAAT